TCTTCTTGATGCTGTCGAGGGCGCCGGGAGCGGCATGATAGTTCATGGCCGCCCTCCCGCCACAGGCGTATTGCCAGCGGCCAGGTGCTCGCCCACCGACGAGGCGTGCGGTGTCGCCAAGTCGATCTGGGACGCTGTCGACACACTGATCGCGAATGATGCATCGCGCATCCTGGCGATCGGGAACCCGGACGATCCCGCGACCGAGTTTTTCGAAATCTGCCGTCCCGGATCAGGATGGCAGACGATCCGCATCTCGGCTTACGACAGCCCGAATTTCACGGGTGAGCCGATCCCGTCCTGGCTGAGCCCTCTGCTCATCGGCAAGACATGGGTCGACGAGCGCGCCATAAAATGGGGCAAGGGCTCGGCGCTGTGGCTCTCGAAGGTCGAGGGCGAATTCCCGGAAAGCTCCGAGGACAGCTTGGTGACGCTGGCGCAGCTGCGCGACGCGACCGAGCGCGACATCCCAGACGGTGACGAGCCCATCAACGCCTTGGGAGTTGACGTGGCTCGCTATGGAAACGACAGCACCGTCGTCTATCACCGCTTCGGCAACCACGCGAAGATTATCGGCAAGCATCACAACCGCGATCTGATGCAGACGTCTGGTCTCGTCGTGAAGTGCATCCGCGAGACCGGGGCGCGCAAGGTGATGATCGACGACATCGGCCTCGGCGGCGGCGTCACGGACAGATTGCGGGAGCTTCAAGATGAAGGGGAGTTCGATGCGCTTATTGTGCCCGTCAATGTGGGCGCGCGACCCACTGAAGGCGCAACAGGCGATGTGCGCGACCGCAGGGTCGTGCCAGCCGTTGATGATGACGAGCTTCCTAAAACAAAGTTCCTCAACCTGCGCGCCGAGCTTAACTGGTCTCTGCGTGATCGTTTTGCCGGGGGAACAATTTCGATTGATCGCAACGACGAGCTTCTCACCCAGGCCTCCAACATCCGCTACAAGCTCACATCGTCGGGGAAAATTCAGATCGAGCCAAAAGACAAGATGAAAGAGCGCGGCATGCCGAGCCCTGACGATTGGGACGCCCTCGTGCTCGCCTTCGCTGAGGTCGACGCCTTCGACGATAGCTACAGTTGGGTCTGATGGACGTTCGCAGGGATTTTCTGTTCCTTGGGTGCCAAGTGGGGCATGCTTGGAGATTTCTTGGTGGCGCCAATGCAGGATGCGGAGACGACTGCTTCTGTTCGGTGCCTGTTTACGAATGCAGCATATGCGGTGATTGCGACTACGGCGAGAATGCTGAAGCTGAAAAAGTGCGCGCTGATTGCTCGCTTGTCCAAGAGCCAAGAGAATGATCCAGGGTCGAGATGGTTCATTAACGGTCCACACGGTAGCCATATGATCCACATTCAGGCCTTTGCAAAATGATGGAATTTCAGCAGCCGTGGCCTGCGCAGCCGTGGCTGGGTCCGTTTGGAATGGCGGACAGCTTGCAGAATATCGTGAGCGGGCTTGGCACGGCCAAGGACCCGCGCACTGCGAATGTCTTCACGTTCCGCGAGCTAAACCGCTTCGAGCTTGAGTCTGCCTACAGGTCTGATTGGGTGGCGCGCATCGTTGTGGATGCGCCGGCAGACGACGCGACGCGTGAGTGGCGCGAGTGGCAGGCCAATCAAGATCAGATTGCGGCGATCGAGAAGCTAGAGCAGGGATTATTCCTCCAGAAGAAGATGCGGCAGGCACTGGTCCGCGCGAGGCTCTACGGTGGCGCGTGCCTGATGATCGGGGTCGATGACGGCAAGGAGCCCGAGGAAGAGCTTGACATCGAGAAAGTCGGCAAGGGCGATCTGCGCTATCTCGTGGTGCTCAACCGCTACGAGCTTAACGCTGGCCCGCGCATCTATGATGTCGGCTCACCCTGGTATACACGGCCTGTGTATTATTCGGTCTCGACGCCGCTCACTGGGTTCGAAGGCGAGGGCGGCAAGTTCGATCCGAACAATCCGCTGTCCTATAAGTCGAAGATAAATGCCGGCGATCCGTTCTTTCAGGTGACGCCGAACAGTGGTCTGCTGCGCGTCCATCCCTCACGCATCGTCGAGTTTGCCGGCAATGAGCTTCCTGATTGGCGTCTCGCTCCGCTCGGCGGCGGCTGGGGCGATAGCGTGTTGCAGACGGTCGACGATGCGCTGAAGGATTGGGCGATGACCGTCGCTGGCGTGGCCAGCATGGTCAACGACGCCAAGGTCGACGTGATCTCGGTCCCTGGTTTGAGCGAGCGCGCGTCGAGCCAGAAATATCGTGACAAGCTCATTAATCGCTTCAGCGTCGCGAATATGTCGAAGAGCATCAACAACTCGCTGCTCATCGACAAAGACGAGTTGTGGCAGCGTATCCGCACCAACTTCGGCGACGTGCCGCAGCTGTTGCGTGAGATGATGGTCGTGGTCGCTGGCGCCGGGCGCATCCCGGTGTCGCGCCTCATGGGTCAGTCCCCCGGTCGAGGTCTGTCGCAGACGTCGGGCGGCGAGCAGGACATGATCAACTACTACGACACGGTCGCGTCGCAGCAGAAGTCCGACTACACGCCGCGCATGCTGCCGCTCGACGAGGTGCTGATCCGTGCGGCGCTTGGCACTCGTGATCCCGCCATCACGTATAAGTGGGGGCCGCTTTATCGCCCGGACCCGAAGGACGTTGCGCAGATACAGCTTCAGAAAGCGCAGGCCACGCAGGTCTATGTCTCGCTCGGTCTCATCAATACGGACGCGATGCGCGAGGGCGTGATCAATCAGTTGATCGAGGACGCAGTCTATCCCGGCTTCGAGGACGCGATCGACGACAATAAGGACGGCGTCCCGGACGAGCCCACCATGCCGCTGCCGGGTGCTCAGATTGATCCCAAGACAGGCTTGCCGTTTCCTGGGCCTCAGGGCGGCCCTAGAGCGCCAGGACTGCCTCCGGGTAGGGGGGATGCCAGCCAACCCCACGAAGCTGCCTCGTCGCCTGCCTAAGCCCAAGCCAAAGGGCGATCAGCAGGGCAAGCCCAATGGCGGCTCCCAGAGCGTCGGCGGCAAAGGCTTCCACATCACGATCAAGAGAGCAGACGTGTCAGACGTAAAGCGGAATCTGGCGCGCGTCACGGATGAAGTCGGGCGCGTCACGGATGAAGTCGCGATCCTTGCTCTGATGCTGATTCCGACGAAGTCGCCCAGGCGTTCCGATTTGATGGCGCCCGGGATTCCGACATGATGTCGCCCAGGGCACGGAGCCTCGCTGGCTGGTAATTGGTGACATTGAAGGACTGGCTCGGTCAACCTCTCTGGGCCGGTTTTGAGCGTGTGCGTCGAAGGCTGTCGCCGGACAGAGCGAGGCGATGAGCGTTGTGGACGAGGCGGTCGAGGATGGCGTCGGCATAAGTCGGGTTGCCGATGACGGCATGCCAGTCTTCGACGGGGAGCTGGCTGGTGATGATGGTGGATCGGCGGCCGTGGCGTTCCTCGAGGATTTCCAGGAGGTCGTGGCGGGCCTGTGCGTCGAGGGGCTCGAGCCCCCAGTCGTCGAGGATGAGCAGCTGGACGCCGCCGAGTGCGCGGGTGAGGCGAGCATAGCGGCCGTCGCCGCGCGCCAGCGCCAGATCGCCGAACAGCTTGGGAACGCGCTGATAGAGGACGGAGCGATTGTCGCGGCAGGCCTTATGACCGAGCGCGCAAGCAAGCCAACTCTTGCCGACGCCGGTCGGGCCGCAGATGGCCAGATTGTCGTGCGCGTCGATCCAATCGCCGGTCACGAGCTTCTGGAACAGCGGCCGATCGAGACCGCGCGCGGCGCGGTAATCGACATCCTCGACGAGCGCCTGCTGGCGCAGCCTGGCATAGCGAAGCCTTGCGGCGAGCTTCCTGTCATGCCGATAGGTCATCTCCCGATCGAGCAGCAAGGCCAGCCATTCGGGATGGGTGAGCCTCGCGGCCTCGGTCGAGGCCTCGGCTTCGCCGAAGGCCTTGGCCATGCCGAACAGGCCGAGTTGGTTGAGCTGGTCGAGGGTGGGATGGGTGAGCATGTCGTC